GGTGCACAAGGGGTTTTGTTTAATATGTTAAGTGCATCTGTTATTCCTGAGATTCCATCCTTAGCATTTTTGAGAAGAATATAAACTCCACCAAAGGCCATTACAGCAGCCACGGCCAAAGGGGCTACCAATAGAATATCTTTTATTGGACCGGGCAATGCTTGGAATCCATGAAGAATTCCTGCTAAAATTGGGAATGCTGCAGTACCAAAATCTTTTAAGATTGGAATTATTTCATATCCTACACCTGTAATAAATTGAGACCATAAATTGCTTAACTGAGCCATTATTCCTTGATAAGAATGTTTATAGGCCTCATTTGCAGCTGCACCATTTTGAAGTGCAACGGTTTGAGTTAATAAATTACTTCTCTGTTCAGTAGTTAAGTTAGCCCAGTCTTTCATTGTGAGATTGTTCTGCTTAAGGACATCATTGAACTTATTAGTATCCACACCAGCAGTGGCTAGAGTCTTAACAAGTAAAGTGGGCTTGTTAATCATGTTGGTCCATGCTTCTGAAACTGTGTTAAAACCTGCTGGATCTCCAGGATATTTAATCATTGCAAGGGCACTCATGGCCTCTACAGAACTTTGCTGGATCTGCTTGTTTACTACACCCACTCTTGAAAGATTACCTATTGCACTTATGATGTCTCCACGAGTTCGGGCCGTGTCTGATTGAATAGAATCAATCATTGAAGAATATTCAGCTTTGACAGCTTCCATTTCAGTTCCAGATCTACCAAGTGCAACTGTAAGTCTACCCCAATTCTGTTCAGATTGTTCAGCAGATTTAACACCCATATAAGCAATGACGCCTTCAGCTGCAACAATGGCTCCAGCACCTACGAGTAATCCTTGGCCTACTTGGGTCATTGTTAATCCAAGTTTATTGACAGCACCTTCAACACGGCCAACTTGGGGAACTGCAGCTGCCATCTTAGCATTTGCAACTTCCATATCAACCCCCATCTGAGATAAACGGCTGATATCCATGCCTCGCATAGCTGGTGTTAACCCACCTACAACAGCAGATTCAGCAGCCACGGCTTCTAGTTGAAATTGGTTTAAAGCCAAATTTGCCTTTGCCATGTTTTGCTCAGCAAGTGTCATCCCCTTCGATGTGTTGTTACCCATACCTACCATTGTTGCAGCACTTTGGGCTTCCATGGCACTCATGGCAGCTTGGGATTCTACAAGTGAGGCGTTGAGAGATGTGAATCCTCCACCTTCGTAGATAGACCTTATGTTGATAAGGAGTTCTTCTAGCATTGATAATCAGTCCTGGTAAAAATAAAAAAATTTAATTTGGATTTGGATTTTCTCGGTCTAAAATATCTTTATAGACATTTTCCAAGATACTTAAAAAAATAATTTGAACATCGGTCAGATCACTGATTTTGTCTGTTAAATGGTATTTTTGACTTTTAATTAACATGATAAGCCATGCCCATTTACCATCCTCTTCAGGATCTAACCATTGCCGAAAAGTTCTTTAATGGCCTTAGTTTCAAATCTATCTTCAAACTCTCCACTTATAAATCTTATTTCTTCGGAAATTGCAGCTGTAGCTCCATCTGATACTTTCCTTATATCTTCAAGAGGGATCTTCACACCATCAGTATTCTGAACCCATCCTGCTTCACATACCATTTCGATGAAGTTTCGCTGAGCTACTTTTTTCCCACGACCATTTGTGTTTTTCTTACTTATGGCCTTCTCAATACGGTTACGATCCATTCGAGATAAAGGTTTAATATACACAGGCATTTTCATTTTCTGCTGAGTTTTAAGGTCAAAGAAAACTATTTCACGTTTTAAGACAGAATCTTTTCCTTCGACAACCAACCTTTCAAAATCAAACTCATCGAGTTCTTCTAAGATTTCATCTTCATCGATATCTTCATCAAAATCGTTTTCATCGATATCATCAGAAGGTTCTTTGTACATTTTAGCTTCATCATAATCTTCAGGCATCTCATATCAACTCCCATAAAATAAAAATTGGAGATTTTAACTCCATTTCCTAACACGTTTAAGTACAGTAAATCCAATTGTTTCACTGTCAAGTTTACCAGGACTAACATCACCAGAATATTTGGTCATGTAACCACCAGTACAGGTGTCGGTGAATTGTTTACCATTCCTAGTTCCAGTTATAACAATAGGAATATTAGATTTGAGATTTGCTGCAAGATTCTTTTCAAAGTTAGGATCATAGGTAACAGTTCTATCAAAGGATAGATCCCACTGTTCTGTTTCATCTTCAGCTATATCGATACCATCAAAGTGTTTGACGATATCGTTATCTTTTTTCAGGTCGTAGCTGTACTTTTTACATCGTGCAACCTTTATTCCATTCCAATGAATTGTCACATTTCTACTTGCTGCCATTTTTAGGCCTCCATTGAAAGTTTTATCCTGTAATTAATGGCCTTGAGAATGCCTGGAATTATAAACTCGAAATCAACATTAGCTATTTCGCTGTTCTGTGTATCTGGAGTGATAGCTACAGGGATATCCTTAACAATGTTTTGATTGATAAGGTCCTGTTTCCTGTTTTCCAGTTCTCCAAGGGCACTTTCTATGCTTGTACTAATTCCAACTCTACCTTTCCAATCATCCAGGTTAAGATATTTAATACAGAAATTCCTGATTTTTGTAGCGTAAAGTTCACTTGTTGGAACTTTTTTACCCTGGTCATCAACATCCCTTATAGCGGTTACACTTGAAACAATACCATAATCATTGTTTTCATGAGTCATGAGTTTAAGAAGTGTAACTCCACCATTAACTAAAGCGTATCCATCGTCAGTAGCGCCAAATTTAAAAGTAGGTGTAATAGAAGTGACATCTAAAATTTTCTTATTTGTAGAACTTTCATTCACAGCTAACCCTGCTTCATATGCTACCATTCGGGCAACAAATTCAGATTCAGATAGTGAATCATTATCAACATTTCCTTTCTGGTAGAAATAGAACATGTTATCTGAGTCAGTTGTTCCAACGTTTGTGAGAGTAGTTGCAACATTGTTAGATTCTGCAAGAGCGAAAGCCCCTATAGCTGGTGTGGCCAGTGCAAATTTACTGTCAAGCCATGCCTTTAATGTTGGAAGGTATGTTGGATCTACAGTGTCAGTTAAAATTAAGTAATCAAAACTTTCATTCAAAACAGTTGCTAAAGCATTTGTTATGTCTGTTGTGGTTGGTGAAGCTGTTTCAGTTCCTCCAGCTAAAGCTGTATCAGTAACTGTGGCTAATGTTCTGGCAAGTTCTGTTGATGTTCCACTAGCAACAAGATAATTATCACTAGCATTAATCTTATTCATGATGTCAGTTGTATTTGCACAATTGTCTATCTGGTCAACAATTACATCATTTAATTTAATTGTGACTTTCTGTCCACTAATTGTTCCTGCACCTATGGAAATCTTTAAACCTCCACTTGCACCATTTGCCCAAGGACCTCCACTAACTGCAGTTACATGAAGTCCAACAGCTGAACTTGCATCTAGTAATGTTGCAGAAGCTTTGACTGTTGTTCCTGTTTTAACACAAATACAGTCAGTTGCACCGTAGTTTTCATTTTCAAGGTCCTGTTTAAAGGTATAAACAATTATGTTTGTACCACTGTAACTGGCACTTGCACCCATACCTTGCAATGCATCTGAAGCACTTTTAAAGAAGTATGGTTTATTTGCATCTCCTCTTTCAAAGTTTCCTATAATGCATACACGGCCAGCTGTTCCGAAGGTTCTGGATACATCACCTTTTACAATCTGGGCACTTGATCCAGGTATAACAATATTTCCCATAAATTAGTCCTCCTCATCAACGATAAACGCTGGTTTTTTTAAATATTTTTCATAAGATTTTTCTAATTCTTTTTCAGAACGTAAATCTTTTAATTCACATCCTAAATGTGCTTTAAACCCTGCTAAAGTCAATACATCAACGTTATTTTTTATAGCAAAGTTTTGAAGTGAAATTTTGCCCTTTGGAATTTTTTCTTCCTGGATCTCTTCCACTTTTTCTTCATCCTTATTAGTCATCTTGAGTAACCTCCGATTCATTGAGTTTAAACTCATCAAATTCTTTTTCAGGCTGTTCGTAATCCTCAACCACTTCAAAAGTAATAGTCACAGTTTCAGTGAACATAATCACATGTTCCATGGTATCGTCTTCTGTTTGGTAATATGGTTCAATATCACCAATCACTGGCTCACTGCAGAAATCTTCTAAATTCTCAGAATTCATTATAGTTCTAATTAAAGCGTCTTCAATCTTGTTTATCAAATCAGTAGCTGTGACGTAATCCTTTGTTTCAAGTATTTGAATGTGAAAACCAAATGTTAATTTACGGTCTAAATAATCAAATCCTTCATCACCATTTGCCTGATTTTTGGCCCTGAAAATAACAATCCGTTTCTCCTTGTAATTTTGCATGTTCGTATCGCCAACAAAGAATGTGGGGATATCTTTTAGGAGTACTGGATTCTTTATTATAGAATCATCTTCAGCAAGTTCTGCAGGGATGACAATTTCCTGGCTTGATGTGATGTCAGATTTGATTTGTTTATCTAAATCTGTGCTAACCATTAATTCACCTCAAAAAAAATAGTAAATAAATTATAAACTTAATGCGGCTCTAACACGAGTCTGCATTATCCTTGGGAATAAAACTTTCATACTTGTACGTGTAGGTCTAACATAAGGTTGTGCCTTAGCAGGACCTACACATCTGGTAAATATCATCTTCCCTTTGTACTCAAATCTTAAAGCATGTGCAATATTAATCGCACCACTTGTTTTAGAAAAGAAATCTCCTTTATTTGGTGCACCTTCACGAAGTCCTTTAGCACAGAAACTTTTACGACCAAACTCGATAGCCATGGGTTGAGCACCTGTTTTAGTTGGTCCAAATATACGACCCCAATTTCCTTCAGGAAACCATTGAACCGACCCCATTAAACCTCCAGTTTTACTGTGAGGTGTGAGTAATGCTTTTTCTTGTTGAACTCCCATCTTAGCTGCTTCGTCAAGCCCATCACCTATTGCAGGTTTTAATGCCTTTGATTTTATGTTCATGTTCCAGGCAAGGGCACTGATGTTAGAATCAATAGTTGTTCTGACAGCTGCCATCTGGATCATCCTCAAGTAAACTACTGTCTATGTTAAAGATTCTAAATGGAAGATCATCAGTTGTATTTTCAGTGATTGGGCTACATTCTTCAAGGTCTTGTCTAATCTCTGGAGTTAATGGATTATTTGTCACTACTTTAACAGCATATTTATTTACGTTGATGATAGGGCCTTGACGATTTAGTTTAGCTGTGTTTACCATGTTGATAGCGATTCGTTTGGCTGCACTTTCGATGCAAATAGGGATCTGTTCGATTTCATCGTCTTCAAGTTCCTTTGAAAAATCTTTATTACGATTACTGTCAACCATGGCTTTAGCATCAATGAGATATTTCTGTATTTTAGCTTCGAGTTTATCCTGTCCACTTGTAGGATCAGGACTAGATGGATCATTAAAACCTAAATCAACTGGTTTCACCCCGCAATCATCGAGTACATCCTGAACATTACTGTAAAACTGTAGATATGCCATGGGATCACCTGAAAAAATAATTATTTTTTAGTTTCTGCTTTGGTTTTAGGTCCAGGTTTTCCTTTTTCCTTTGGTTCAGATTCTTCTTCCGGAACTTTCTTTTTTGGAGTAGGTTTAACTTTTTCTTCGGCCTGTTTTGCCTTCTTTATTAGTTCTTCTTTGATTACTTCAGGTTCAATTATCTCATATTCTGGTTCTTTGAGATTCCTTTTTTCATTGAGTTCTTTGATCCATTGAGCTTCCTCTTCGGTGACAAAGATTGAACCATCTTCAAAGTCCATATTTTTTCCTTTAACACTAAGACTGTGATTTGATTCTTTATTTTTAATTCTAACTTCTATCATTATATTTCCTCCAAAAAATAGAATTAGGCAGGATCAATATATTCAACGAATACTTTGATTTTACCTGCTGTGATTTCTTCTGCACCTATCTGAAGTAGTAAAGCTCTGTCATCAGTAAGGATTAAGAAGTTACCTATTGCATTATCTTGAGCTCCGACTACGGGGGCTGCTGCATCCCATGCATCACCTGCTGTTTTTATTGCAGTTGCTGTTTTTATATCATTAGCTGCATTAAGTGTCAGGGCCAATGTAGCATTATCTGTTGTGGGACTTGTGAATGTTGTATAAACCTTATAAAATGTTCTGGTTACAATTGCACCATTAGGTATTAGAACACCATTTCCAAGTAAGTTAAAATCACCAAACACATTCTTTTTAACTGTATGTGCTGCAGTATCTGAACCCGCAGTTGCTGTGATATTTATTGCGGTTCCTGCCATTGCGTTAGCTCTTGAAGATGCAAGTTTAAAGGTAGATGGATCTACATAAATTGCATAATAAGCAGTAGCTGCACTCAAACCAGTTGGTAATGTTCCTGCTGTTGAAAGTAAAACTGTATCTCCTGTTTTAAGTCCATGGTTTGCTTTAGTTATTGTATCATTTGCAATACTTACTGCAGGATTTAAGAATGTGAATGTTGCAGCATTTGCTGAAAAATCATAAGTCCCGATAGCTAACTTTTTATTTTGGTCCTGAATAGCTTTTAATTTGGTTCCAATTGCAGAATCAACAGCTCTAAATAACTTATTTATTTTTTTAGATAATTTTAAAGTTATATTTCGTCCATGTATAACTGTTTTAGTCATATCATTTCCTCCTAAAAAAATTAGGAACTAAAATTATTCAGTTTTAGTTCCGATACCGTACATTCTACCCTGGAATCTTTCGCCCCTAATCTGGAAGTAATCCATAGAAGCAATAACTTCACTGGTACCTAAGAATGCTGCAGGTACATCGAACCTTGTAGGTTCTAAAAGCTGTTTAAGTCTTAACTGTGGTTCAGTAAGGACATACAGTTCGTTAGCATCTGTGGTATGTGGAACTTTGTTATCAACGATAATAGGGATGTTCCTTCCGTTAGGTGCATTGTATGATGTAACATTATATCCGAATCCCATGTCAACAGTAGGATTGACCTGAACATTAGGGTATAATATTTCTTCAAGTTGAGATTTCACATTAGCAGTTGTAAGTATTGCAGTAGGACTGCCTTTACTGTCCATAACTTTCTGACAAAGAGCATCTATCTGGAATTTACCTGTTAACTGATCTCCACCTAAATCTTTGGTGTTTGTAGTTACTGCATTCTTTAGACCAAGCATGGTATTTGAATTACCATCCCCAACAATCATGTCCTGGTTTAATGTGTAGTAATGGTCAAGAATTGCGTCTCTTAACTCATCTGCCCTAACATCTGTAACATCCTGTGCTCCAAGCTGTTCCATCATTGATATTTTAACAGGTGTAACATAGGTTGTCATTAGTCCTGCTAATTTATCGTATACTGAATCACTGCCTGTAGGAATATTATCAGTTTCACCTATAGCAGAGGTTGCAACACCAGATGTTTTAACTCTTGTACTCACAAGTTTAGACCTATGGGTCTGAACCTGTCCAAGTCCCTGCAATCTTAGAAGGAACGGAGTATCGTTAATTGTATAATTTACTATTTCTGGATCAAATACTTCAGGTATTAAATCTCCACCTGAACCATCTGCAGTGTTTAACATTTTACCTGCAAAGTATTCAGAAAGTGAATTCATGCCTGCTTCATCTTTCATTAATTCTTCTATTGTGGTCATAAGTTTCACCTCATTGATTATTTGTAAATTTATTTCCTCTCAGCCATTTCTTTGATACTCTTCCTTTTGGTTGCGGTAGATTCTGGAGTTGATTCCGGACTGTTTAAAGACTGACTGTTTGGATCTATTCCAAGTTTTTCAACAATCAAATTCTGGGTATTTAGTATTCCTTTGATTACTGGATCATCCTCAGTTTTAACAGATACTTCTGTTTCCTTTTCTTCCTCTCCAGGATGGGCTTTTCCACATGCTCCACAGAATTTATCATCTTCATGTAATTCTTTACCACATGCACATTTTATTGAGGATTCCTCTGGTTCTTTTTTAAGAGCTTCAATTTCCTCTTTAAAAGTTGTGTTCTCAGTTTTCTGAGCTTCTAATTCATCTTTTAATGGTTGTGTAGCATCTTTAACAGATTTTTCAACAAAAGTTTTTAGTTCATCTTCATTCATGTCGTCAACCTCCTTAATTGACTTTTCAGTAGTAGTTTTATCTCGCTCATTTTGAGCAGTAGTTATTAATTCTTTAAGGCCATCCAAAGCAGTCTGTGCCTTTTCATGAGCTTTGTTAAGTGTGTCAAGAGTAGCATTGCTTATACTTCGGCCTGCTTTAAAAACGGAGTTACGTTTAATACTTGTAAAAATAGCATTTTGTACACATGGTCTATCTACAAAAGAAACAGTTACAGGAACTGGGTTTTCAATGTCTTTGATTAAGGTACGTTTATTAGCATAAAGTTGAGCTAATACATCAGTTTCACTTTTTGTTGCAGCTATAGATTCTAAAAGTTTTTCCGCATCTTTTTCTGAAATATAAGTCCCACTATATCCTTTATAGGTTCCATCCTGGATCTTATTCCATGTTTCATCGTCAGTTACTTTAGATCCAATCATCCAAGTACTAACAGGATATGTAATTTCTTCACCCAAAATATTAGTCAAAGTTTCTTCTTGTTTAAGAGTGTAATTTTCTACAACATCTCCAGTTTGTATTCCATTTGCACCATAAGTGTGCATGTCATCATTGATTCTAAAAGTATTGAATTTATGGCAGAAATCTTCAACCTCGCTAGGTGTGAATACTTTTTCGCCGCGTTCAAAATCACAATCTGGACAACCAGGAATCATCACTGGACCATAAACAATGCGTTTAGCATCATCTTTAGAAACAAATGTTCCCATTTTCATTGCTTCAAATGTTTTAACTTCTTGTACTGGTTCTGATGTTCCAAGTGTAACTTTGCCTTGATCATCAATGGAATAAGGGATTTTGAATGTTTCTTCAGAATAGTCATAAGTGACAGGATCTTCTGTTCCAATATAAACAACAACATGATCATCATAAGTTGCATATATTCCACAATATTGATTACGTGATAATCCATCTTGAATAGCTGAAATGATTAGATATTGTTTTTCTTCGTAACTTCCCTGTGCTCTTGCGTATTTCACTGCTTCATAGTTAGTTACTGCTTGAACTTCTGTTGATTCGCCAAGGGTTATTTCTCCACTTTTCTCATCAACTGTGAACTCTGCCTTGTAAAATTTGTCATCGTCCCAATTTGTTAGAATTGTTGAACCGGCCATGATTGGATCTGCAGGTTCGATATCTTGTGGCCATACTCTTGAATTAGAATCTTTGTTCTCGTTAGCTTTGGCTCTGATTTTATCTTGAAGCTCACTATACGTTTTTGGTATCATATTTACCTCCTTTAAATTAGTTTAGAAAAAATAATTATAAACTTCGTCATACCGTGGTTTAAAGAAGTTCATCCAAATTTTTATTTTAATAACTCTTTAAACTGAATTCCAAGCTTAAATCATCGTTATTTAAAATCAGTGAATTAAACAAAATAGTAAAAATAAAAAAATTAATGAAAAATGTTCAAACTACTCTAATGAATCCAAAACTTCTTTGTGTCTATCTAAACATTTTTCAAGATCTTCAGGAGTAGTGGTTAATTTACATTCTGCCATAATCTCTGTGGCCTTCTTTAACTTCTTTTGATTTTTCATCTGTTTCTTTAAAAAGTTCTTCATCTAAACACCTCCTAAATTGCACTTAAAACAGCAGGATTAACATCAACCATTCCAACCATCTTGTCCCCTACTAATGTCATGTCGTAATATTGTGCTGGATCTTCAGCTTTGGTCTGTGGATCTTCAGCTGCAACGATTATATCTTCGCAGTTTGTATGCCATGGAGGGAACCCTTCTGGTGGATTCTCTATTGGATAAGGACCATTTGCTGCTAACTCTTCACACTCAGGACATGCATTTGGACCATTTACAGCATCCCACATTGTGACTCCATATTGTCTGAAACTTACTTCTAATCCTTGATTTCTGGCTCTTGGTGCTTCAGTTTTAGCAATCATCTGAGCCCGTTCTACCATTGAATATGTGCGTTTACCACTCTGTAACGGTTTGATTCCAACTGTTTCTAGGTTCGCTGCAATCTTTTTGATTCCTAAATCATTGGCTACACCATTCCAAACTTCTGTTCTAATACTTTCTTTAACATCAGAAGATAACTGTCGGACCAATCCAAAGTTATATTGAGTTAATCGGAACAATGCATTGGTATCAACTTGACTTGTAAATGCTTTGACTTCCATATCTTTGAAGCCTGTTGTCTTGCCTAAGTCATAGAAACTTTTCACATAACCTCCAATAGTCTTGGCATTGGTGTATATGATTTTATCCATCTTTGGCTCAATGGCCATTAGAAAATCAGCTTTTTGGATGTCATTTGCTTCAGCTTCTTTTAAGTAATTAACACTAATCTCCACTTGTTGATTCATGAGGCCATTAATTAAATTGTAGAATTCCTCACTTTGAGGAAGTGGCCATCCTTCACCTTCTTTAATAGCAAAGTGTTTAAGTTCCTCGTCAGTATAAGAGTCATAGGTCCAAGGAGTAGGTTGTGCTTTGAGTTGTAAAATAGCCTTATCTGTGGCTTTGATTGCAGAGTTAATCAGATTATGTGGAGTTTTCATAAGATTTCTTTGCCTCCTTTAAATCTTGTTTAAACTCTTCTAAAACTTTAGCCACTCCTGGAGGGATTAAAATATTCCCATCGTCTAATGTTATAGGTTGTCCATTGATATAATAAGCTTGTAATGCTGGATGTTCTAAAACTTTTTCTGGAACGTTGAACCCACGTTTAGCAGCCCATTTATTTATGATGTCGATTGGTCTGGCCCCGGCCATGTTGAATAATATTTGATCTATATTTACTTCTTGTTGGAGATCATCAGTGTCTATTTCTTCAAGTTTGAGCTTCCAATCCTTGAATCCAAATCCTTTTTTTCCCCAGATGATATGTTTGTTGATAAGATCTTCCCATCTTCTCTGTCTAGGAGTTATGACACGATTCTTATAATTTTTATTAGATTGTCTTGCTGTATCCCCACCAAGTGCTCCTGTGTCACGAATTCCTATTTGGCTCGGATCTAACCGATGTGCAGCCATGACTTCTTTACTATTGTCTAATCTGTAAAGTCTCCAACTACTATCTTTTATATCTACAGAAATCTTTTCGAACTTGACATCTACAGCAATATCTCCATTGTCATTAGGTATTAAAAGAACCATTCCACTTCCAGGATTACCTATATTCTCTTTAAGTCTGGCTTCTAAAGTCGCTTGCAATATCGAAGATCCTTCTATCTCTTTTCCATCTTCATCTTTGAGAGGTTTATCATCAAAATCTCCTGTAATGAACACAGCATAAGTAGGCATTCCAAAATTTTTAAACCAAACTAAGTTATAGTCAACTGCTGCTTTGTCTCCAAGCATTGTTGTTCTTACTGGAATCCAATCTGGAGTACCATAATAACTAGTTTTAGAACTATAATTATAATCATAAATTAAATCATTAGCAATTTCAAAAGCAGATAAATTATTAGGTCTCAAAATTACTTCGCCTGTGTTAACATTAACATCAAATTCTTGACCATCCTGCTCTATGGTTACATCATTTTCTGGCGTATAATGAAGTACCTCATCTATATATTTGTACCACTTTCTTACAATTCCATCCCATGTTTGCATGAAACGGTTCTTATCACGATGGATTCTTAAGGTGTGTCCATGGACATGGACTAACTTTAATGGTTTACCTGTAGATACCCCTCCAACCCTAATAAGTTCAAGACCACCAAAACCAACCTGTTCCTCATCCTCAGCTGCCCTTGTAATTATCTCAGTTATTGAAGGAACACAATTATTAATGAATTCTTCAAGAACTTTCTTTTCAGCATCACTAGGATTATCAACTAAAGGTTCTAATCTACACCCCAAACCTGCAACATCAACAGCTTTGGTTTTAACACTGCTTGAATGGTAAGTGTTAACATCTGAAAAGCCTATTAATATTTTTGGATTGAAAGGTGGTTTAACTAGTCCATAAACGTCATAATTACTTACTAATGATTCTGGAGCTTGTTTGCTGTTTTCTCCAAGGTTACTTTTTGTTGCTGCAATTCTTTCAGTGAATGGATCCTTATCTTGTTCAGGATTTGGTTTCATTGCATACTCATCGAGAGTGCGTTTAAGCACGACTTGACCTGTATCTGTACAAAATGCTACTGGTTGACTCATCTTAACTCCTCAAATTCTATGCAATAATACTTGCTCCTTTCCTTCTAAGTTTAATATATCCATAAGCCACTGCATCTACAATATCATCATTTTTTCCTTCAGGGAATGCTTTAAATTCTGAATTAATTGCTTCAGTAAGTTTAAGATCGTTAATAGCAAAAAAGACTTTTTCATCTTGAATACCATATTTAAGAGGTGTTCCCCTGTCCGGTTTGCTTTTAATTGGAATAGATCGTCTGACACGATACCCTTTGAGTTGACGTTTCCATTCATCCCAGAGTAGATTTCCATCTCCAGTTTTAGCAAATTCTAAAAGAATAATTACATCTGGACCGTCGCGTTTGGCCGTGTTTAAGACCATATCTTTAGTGTTATTCTCACCAGTCTCCTCTTTCTCCCTACCAAACTGACCACGTATAAGTTCTAATACTCCAACACGGCCTTTATTAGTACGGCACATCAAGGCCCCGACCGTATAGTCGGCATGTAATGTTTCACCACTTGACAGATCCCAACTACGCATTCTTTTAATAATCTTCTCTCCAGGTTGAAGAGATTCATATTTAAGTGCATCCACATCGAAGAAATCAGATGTTTCGTCTAAAGGTTTTTGTTGCCAAATAGCACTGAATAAACGTTCTCCAACAACGCCGAGTTTGGAGTTTAATTCTTTAAGGGAATACTGTTCAGGCCATAAAGTAGTTCCATCTTCTTTAATGGCTGAAAAGGTTATGAATTTAAATAAATCTGATAATTTTTCTTTAAAGTACCCGATAAGATCATCACTATGCCATCGGGTGTGTAAAACTAATAATTTTGTATGTGGTTCTAATCTTTGGATAATAATTCTTTTGAACCAATCTATTTTCTTCTTTAATGCTGTGGGGGTGAGTTCATCCTCTTCACCTTTATAAGGGTCATCTACAATTATGTAATCTGCATCTTGACCTGTGATTGAACCTGAAGCACCTGTTAATCTAATACTTCCACGGTATAAGTTGCCGTCTTTATCACAGAACTTTAAATGGGTGCTGCTATGCTTAACATCACTAAGATAAACATTAAATCTGGGGCCATGTTTCTTTATAAGTTCTCTAAGATCTATACCAAACTTCTCTGCAAGTGTATTTGTATTTGATACGATGAGAATATTTAAATTAGGATTATCAAAGATAAGCCATAATGGATAGGCTATTGTAACCATTGAAGATTTACTATGCCTTGGAGGCATTGAAATAGCTAAATGTTTTTTTAATTTACCAAGAGTTAAAGCCATTAAATGTCTTGAAAGATCTTTGATATGTTTAGCAGGTTTTGCATCAGATCCAAAATGTTCTTGAGTTACAAATAATCTATAAAAAAGGTATAAATCATTTATAAAGCGAGGATCCAAATCATTCTGCATCATACCCTTCACTTTCTAAAATGTTCTTCTGAGTTTCTTTATTAAATGAAGTAGATTCTGAAGTCGAATGTTCCTGCTTTATCTTACCTGTCTGCTCAACATGTTCAGTTGCAGCACCTCTAGCAAGTCTTTCATTTCTTACTCCAATCTCCCATGTTCGGGCAGCTGCATTTCTTCGACCTTCAGGTGATGCTTTATATTCTTCAGCTGAATACCCAACTTCTTTTAAATCATCTAAAGCTGCATCTTGAACTATTCTAGCATCTTTAGCCTGTCGTTCATTCATCTCTTCAATTGCCTTCCAATTCTTTTTGAGTCTCTCCTCATCCAAAAAATCATCATAGGCACTTGCACGTTTCACCCAATCATAGTTTCGAGAATACTTCTCGATCATCTGCGAAGATATTGTTTCATCCTTATCTTCTTGGTACTTTACCCTTACTTTTTCCAAAGATCTTGTTGGACCAAGGTCTCTATAAATAGTAAATAATAAAAATGCCTTATCACGTTCATACTCGGCACGTTTCCAAATTTGGGAATCTTCAGACATTTGAATCACTTTGAACTAAATTGATATAAATTGATTAAAAATAGGGTAAAAATTACTAGAAATGATATAAAAATTAACTTCTTTTGTATCGAGATTTAAGATAATTTAATGCAATTCTATGATCTTCAGGTGTTGGTGGAGGTCCTTGATAATAAGAGAAATGTTTTATGTATGGATTATAAATGGTCTGACTCATAGTTCTGCAACCTTTGACTCTTCAACTATCAACATATCCCCGCCACATGGACATGTATAAACAAATAATTTACCATTTTGAATAGTCCCATACTTCTTGATAAATTCGAGAGCATCCTTACCGTAGATATTTGCTTCGTTTGACACCCCACATTTAGAACATCTTAAATTGAATTTCAAGGTTCTCAAGCCTTCTTTGTGATTATTAATATAATTTGATTACAACGAGTAATCCACCTAAAAATGTGATTAACATTAAAATAAAAAATCCTAATATCCAATTCATTTTACTATTTAAATCTTTAAATCCGTCGTTCATTTCTTGTCTAAGAGTTTTATCTGCTTCTTTAAGAGTTCCATTTGCTTCTTCTTTGGCACCCATAAATTTGTTTACTATACTTTTGAACCTAAATAGTTCTCTTAAATCTTTGTCGGTTCTCTCAAAATCCGATTCATGTTTACATTCATGATCTGGTGTCATTTTAATCAGATTCCTAAAAAAATAAAAAGGATAAAAAATTTATGGTTCTTCTATGATGTCGTCGGATGCTGATGTATCAGTGTTACTTGTTACCTGTGATATTCCCATGCCTGTTACAAATCCACCAAGTATACCTAAAGCCACACTGGTAGGATTGGCCTGTCCTAAAAATAAGGCTATTACTCCTATAATTCCTACAAATGCAATTATTTCCATTATAACTTTTTCGCTAAGTACCATCATATTAATCCTCCACAATTTTATCATTCGCAATATATCTCCAGTCATCTACATCTTCATCGTAGTAGACTTCCATTCCGTTTATCAATGTTTTTCCGTGAATAATTTGTACCGCCTCCGATACAGACTAATCTTCAAATGGTTTTTGTGAATAAAATAAATTTAACATGTGAAATTCAATGTATTCTTCTTCGCTGCAATAATCTTCCTTGTC